CTCGGGTCTTTAAACATGAGAACACGTGATCGTACTATAGTCTTGAACTCCAAGAGCAGTAATAGCGCAGTTATAAACTGCAAAATTACTGATAATCTTGTTCCTACGTATACCTATGCCTGGGGCGGCTTCCCTACGATGAATCTCGTCTTTACTGACGAGCATCTTCAGGATGTCGACAACGGTGATAGGGTGAGTCCTAATCCATGTATTCATCGGCAAGCTAAGGTCGTTTTCACGACCCCTGGTTTGTCTGATTATATGGAGACGGCTCCGTCGGGACATACCGGTAGAATTTACTACCTTGGTATGGGAGATGCCTGGTGGACAGTATCTCAATACTGTCATACTCAGGTTGGTTGGGATGTGTTTGCACATCGCCTTCCATCGGGACTAAGTCTTAATGCACCGGACGTCGATGAGGATAGCCTTATCGAGGATCTGATGCAGAGAGCCACTGGTCAGATAGCTGATCATGTACTTAACCTAGTCGAAGCAGATGATATTCCTCGCGCGATACGGTCGGTTCGACTGTATCTACCTAACCTCCGAGATAATTGGAGGCGTTGGCAGAGGATCATGCGCATTCGAAGTGCTAACTCGTTTGGTTCCGGAATTCGGAATCCTCTTCTTACTAAAAAGAAGTTAGGAGCGTTGAAGGTGTTTGCTAAAAAGCAGGCACCCAATACCGCAAACTTGTTCCTTGCATGGAAGTTCGGCTTTGAGCCGCTCGTCCGTGATTTGGATAGCACGTGGAAGTTCTTAGTGAACGCCCACGCTACGTTAAGTAAGTACAAAGACGCTTCTGTGATTCGCGTATCTAAGAAGTTTGGGGTTACCCCCAGTTACTTGCATGCGCCTGTAATGTATTATACCCAATCCGGCGTCGTCACGTATGAGGCTAACGCCCAATACGTCGATTCCGGGGAAGGTATGTTAACTTACAGCGTTTACGTGAAGCCACAGTTTAAGGAGCTTCCTGGTGTCCTTCGAGGCATGCAGGACCTTATAAATCGTTTCGGATCAGGACCCGCGGAGTTTATTTGGGAAAGAGTTCCCTATAGCTTCGTGGTGGACTGGTTCGTAGATCTACGCAGTGTATTAGCTGGCTTCGATCGCCTCTTCGGGTATAACCCGATCAAGATGATTGGAGCTACTAAAAGCACAAAATGGGCAGGTGTCTTATCGTCGCACGTCACTTACCGTGAGGAAAGTGGCGGCTCAACGATTGTCGACTATCCTGCCTATCGTTCTGATGTCAAAGGTTACGAGAGGGTTTTGCTTAAGCGGAGTAATAATTTCCGTTTTAAGCTCCGTTTCGGAAAAAACCAAATAGCCATCTCTATTGCCCTGTTAACACAATTGTTACAGGACATTAAAAACCCGGGACGCTTAACGCGTTTCGGTCGCTGAGTGGTTATGCATATGCATGGTACCGGGGTTAAACCCGGCGAAACGTGGCCAATCGTGGTCCAGTTAGCAAATAGTGTTATATCACAATGAATGCCGATCAAACATACAACTCGATCGCGTTTAAGAGAAGCTGGGATAAACCCGGTGCCTCTGAACGTCGAGCGTCCGCACGCGGTGCCAGTACACCTGACATCATGACGGTAGGAAATCAAGGCTACGTTGACTCGGTGACGAAAGTCCCGGGAAAGCGTTATCGCGTTGGTTTCGACTACGTCGAACTTGATAGCTCAAGCAGAATCGTAAAAAGTTCTGCTTATGTTGTTATCACGATCGCTGAGACAGCCTCTGCAGGCTCTCTCACGTCCAATCTCGCAACTTTGCGAGCGTTGGTTGCTGCCTCGGGAATACTGGAAGCCGTAGTGAACGGGGAGCTTTGAGCTCCCTTTCCTATATAGGATAAGTATGGTTAGCCTGTAACACATCACTTCGATGTGCCAGGATTCAATGCAAAGCATATATATGTTACAATGAATACAAGACACGTCAAGATAGTACTTAGTGATGACCCGGTACATCTACCCACGATCCCCCTCCATTTTGGAGAGTGGTCCGAAGAGGATGGACTTAGAGTCAAATACGTAGCTATGCCTCATCATATCTCTATTAGCAGTGATGCTTTTAAGGATAGATGGTGCACCGTTTGGTTGAAACCAACCGAACAGCTATCACGGATACCTTTGTATGATTCTGAGATACGCGATTTAATCGCCTTCTTAGCTCTACATGGGAAACCCGTATCGAAGCACGCCGTCATAATTAGGGATAACGCCTTGCTCTTTTTAGAGGATGGGCGCCTTGTTGTGACGATCGTGCTCGAGGAGTGAGTGTTACATTGCAAATCCGGCATACTCTTATGAGTAGTAACACTATATTATTGTCAGTGTACGAATGCCTGCTAGCAGACATTGAGGCTCAGTACGGTTCCCCGTTAAAAGGGGGGTCTGATATTGGACTCGATTGGGCAGTTAATACTGCACCTCTGCTAGAGAAGCAACTCTTGAGATGTATTGAGGAGGGTAATTCCGACCTCAGTATGTTTCCAGTATGGCTAAGTGATTTAGCTAACCGTGCTCTAACAGAGCCGGCCATGCTTCGTCTCATTAGACAGTTGCTTCTGTTTGCATATAAGGCGGATATCACATGTGATCATGAAAAAATCAACGCAACGTATCAAAGCTTCTTTGATACTAATTCGGCTGTTGGCGGCTTTGCTCGGGACTTATCATCCCGATCACCAAGCCTCCTTAAGAAAGTTCGTAAACACGTTCATAGCGTACTGTACCAAACGCCGTGGAAGAAAATAATTCCTTCACATGGCCCCGGTGCGGTTTTTCCAAAGATCCGTAAAGGATCCTGGACGCAATGGTTCACTACCATAGAGTCTGTCTATCCTTATAGCGACTTCTTTTCCCTATATTATAATAGGGATCAGTTAGCGTTACTGGACGACACTCCTAGGGTTGATCTAATTAGGGCTAAGCTCATAGCTGTCCGCAAGGACAGTCGTGGGCCGCGCCTTATATGTGTTCACCCATCTGAAGCCATATGGATTCAGAAGGGTTTAGAGCGTTCTTTAGTGTCTACGATTGTTCGTAGGCGCTTCAGCAATGGACCGTGGCCCTGTGGCCATATCCATTTTGATGATCAGACAGTCAACGCCTCCTTAGCCCTCTCCAGTAGCCAATCTCGCTTTTATGCGACTTTGGATATGAAAGAGGCTTCTGATCGCGTCTCCGATAGCCTTGTACAAATCCTTTTTGGGGATCACTACAAGTATTTCGGGTGCTGTCGTGCACAGAAGATCGAATGCCCATTCTTAAAGAATCAAGCACCGATTGATGATAACATCCACAGTTATGCTCCTATGGGTAACGCAACAACGTTCCCCGTTCAGAGTATTGTGTTCTGGGCCATTTGTGTATCCACACTCGAGTCTCTTGGAAGTTATAATCCAGGAGATGTCTATGTGTTTGGTGATGACCTGGTCGTTCCGGCTGAGCACGCCCCAAGGATTATTGAATCTTTGGAGTCGTTCGGCCTTCTCGTCAATCGGAATAAATCCTTTTGGCGGGGCCCATTCCGCGAGTCCTGTGGCACCGATGCCTTTCACGGCGTCGATGTTACACCTCTACGGTGGGTGAAACGTCCAGATATCTCATCAATGGAGGAGGTTGTGGCAGCGTGCAATCTCGCGATGCGCTTGCGCATTGCGAATTACGAGCATGCCGCAACTCGTCTGTACCGCGAAGTGAAGGTCCTTTGCAAGGATCATGGAATACGATTTGGTTTAACCAATAACGTAGACCATGGTTCTATCGCAGAGTATACCGACGACTATCTTGCGGTTCGTCGTAGGTGCTTTATGCACCCACGCGGACTTCAAGTAGCCGTAACTTCAGCTGATAAGCTCTGTACCAATAATATTATTGGACAACATGACTGGTGTCATGTGCTTTCGAGCTTGTGTGCCCTTGAAAGAGGTGCACAGCAGTCGACTCCTCTAGACTCGTTGTCACGCCGAGTTTGCCTAACGCGTGGCTGGATCCCTGTAGTTTAGTACTACCGGGCTTTCACATAGTATTATATAATCATATGTGAGAGATACATG